GGTAACGGCCTGACCGGCTGCACCCACTTCAATTTCGGCGCCGTCGGCAATCGCGGCGGCGGCTTGCACGATGGCAGTGCCTAACACGTCGACTGGAAATGTTTCGCCAACCGCTGCATTGGAGCGTGCCACACCGGCAGTATTGCCTGCTGCAGTGGCCACAGCGCCCGTGGGTGACACGAAGCGTTCAGCAGTGATGACTGCGAGAGCTTTGCGCGGCAGTGTCAAAATCGGAAAACTTTGCATGACTATTCCTTATTAGCTGACCGCTGCAATGGCGGTGCTGTAATCGCATTTATGCTGGGCCTGATAGGCCAGCGCTTTGTTGTGTAACTCCAGACGTTCCGGATTTACCTGGTAACCTGCAGGGGCTGCAAAAGACGCCGATTCGGTATTGTCCGCAGCACCTGATTCGCCATAAGGCACCCGAGCGGGTAGGCTTTGCATAAAGCCTTGAAACCACGCTTTGGAATTTGGGGTGGTCATTTCGCCATCTTCAGCAGCAAAGCTGACGACACTGTCGGCCGGGATATGCGCCATAAAGGCCACTAAGGCGTCCTTTTCCCGTGGCAGTAACTTGCCTGTTGTGATCAGCTGCTCTGCAAAGCTGGCAAATTCAGCCGTGCGGGATGCTGCCTGCGTTTGTTGCTCAAGCACTGCGGCCTGCTGTTCGCGAGCCAGCAATGCGGCTTCACGTGCTGCCAAATCATTTTCACGGGCGGCAAAATCGGCGGCAGCTGTGTTGTCAGCAACTGGCTTATTGTCGGTTTCAGTTGGTGCAGCAAAGCCCGGCATGACCGTAGAGTCAGACATGGCTTGGGTGTTTGCCGTCTCGACATCACGCACCACGTAATCAGGGATCACCTGGTCGGCTTCTTCCAGGCCGAACTTGCCAATCATCCAATCCCGCATCGAGCGCGCCAGACGGCTCAGTGACCACAGCGCGTTATCAGCATGAGAAGCGGCAAAGTCGAAGGTGACGACGTCTTTATCATCCGCCGCAAAGCTGGCTGGTTTTAAACCCGGCAGTGCTGGTGCAGCAGCGCCCAAAAAACCCACATGACGCAGATACCAGCCTTCCGGCTTCGGGTTTGCTGAATGTCCTGGAGGAAACCAGGAAGCGCTCATTTTTGGGAAGCGGCCTTCGTTCACCAGTGCGGCAAACTGCGCTTCCACATCTTTAGGTTCAGCAGTGATAAGGCCATCTTTGATTTCAAGTTTGTTTACCCAGCCATACGCCGGGTCGTTTAACGTCGGATGTCCGACAACCAAGGGGGCTGCAAACAAGGTCGGGTCATAGGCAGCAACCGCCGCTTGCATGTCGGCCTCGGTAAAATTCCAGGTGCGACCGCTGACGTCGGTTTGTTGGCCGGTGCGGAAAATTTCCAGCGGCTTCGGGGCTGGTTTGGTTGCTGGTGCTGGCATGGTGTCCTCAGTCACAGATTTTGATTTGGGATCAGAAAGTGACTTCAGATTGCCGATATCTCAGGGAAAGGTCTTTTGAACTCGGTCAAAATGTTCGGCAAGGGGAAAACAAGGCGTTTATAAACGTTTATGAGTGGGGCAAAGCCCCAAACCCGTCCACTGGTGGCGAGTAAGGGGCTTAAAACGCGTTACAGCGCGTTTGGTACGGAGGCGAGATTATTGAGGTATCGAATGGTCAGGCGGGCAATAAACTGTCTGTCTTCATCGCTGAGCCCTAAAAATGGACGGGCTGGCATATCAAACTCATAGTCGCTGACCGACACGGTCTGCACAAAGTTGGACTTCTTCTTTTTAACAAACCGGTTGCCCACAGTACCGTCTTTGTTTTGCCGGAAGTACAGGTTCCGCTCACCGCCTGAACGTTTGATGATCCCACCGAACTGGTGGATGCCGGCATACTGGACATTGGTACCAAATGCCAGACCATTATCGTCAAACTGGCCCCGCAAGGTGCCCTGCAGGTAACCGCGCAAGGTCAGTATCTTGTCCTTGTTTTTGTGCTTACGCTTTAGATAGCGGGCCGACAATGGCTGCCAGGCTGCACCATCAGGACCGGTTTGTGTTTTAAAGCGCGCCCTGGTTGAGCGCATCATGTACTCATTGATCCGGGCAAACAGTGGCGCCGGGTGTTGTACCAGGTCTTGTAGCTGCGCCATTTTTGCTGCCACGTCCGAAGTGATGTCTACCTTTACGCCTGCCATTGAAGCTCCTATAATCAGATTTCGCTATGGTGGATAGGCTCCCGGCAACAGAGCCGCCAAACACCATGGTTCCCCTGGTGCCGGCTGGGGGTCATTCTTCCCGTCGATAAATCCTGATGCCTACCCGTAAATCCTCGATGTCCTGATCGCTTTTATACGTTGTAATTCCAGACCAACCATCCGGACTCCATTCAAAGACTGCCAGCGCCGGAATGTCTTCACCAGGCACGGTAAACCGAGCCAGATAACGCCGGCGGATGACTGGCTTTTTCTGGGCTTCGTGGTATTCCATCCGCACCCAGATTTCGTCAGGCTCCATCAAGCCCTTGGCCAGCAGCGCCATATAGGGGCCACGACCATTTTTATCCGCTTTCAGTTTTCCGGTTTTACGGGTCACAAAGAGATCAGCGCCAACTACCAGCGCATCACCCATCACATCGCGCCAGACCACCGGCTCTGTCAGGGTGGCGCCGAACGGCTCCAAAAATGCCTTGGCGTACTGCTCGTCCGGCAAGCCAGGCTTTAGGATTTGACTGGCTGATACCTTGCGAGGCGCAGGCAACGGCGAGGCAGCCCGCCGATTTGGTAAACCGTAACCACCGGCACTACCACTAATGGGCGGCTCTGGCCGTTCCGGCGGTACCATACTTTCCAGCCGGCTGCGGCCGGGCGCATGTTCAAAGCCTGGGTCTATCCCCTCCGGTACCATTACCGTGCGCGGGCCGTCCGGGTGGCGCAGACCCACCCGTTGTGGCTGCAGGTTTATTGGTGGTGCAGTGTCTGGCTGTTTACCCTCTGCCTGCAGGTCATCTTCAGTGACACCTTCGACATAGCACTGGCAGCCCCAGCCATTGGGTGGATAGTGTGTTTTCCACCACGGATCTGATGCTGGCAGCGTCAGGCCATCCCAAAACAGATGTTCATGGCGAGGGTTTTCCACTGCATCACTATGGCGATACCGCCAGTACGGAATGTCTTTTGTGTACTGACTCAACTGTGCCTGGCGGCCGGCGTTGTAGCTGCTGAACAGGTTAGTTTCGTAAATGACGCGGCTGCGCCATTCGCGGCCGCCTTTATAGTCCCAGCCGTGGCTGGCAACTATGTTGTCAAAGTCATCGCGAAACTGCTCCAGGGTACCGCCTTGGGCGATCACCTTTTCAATGGCGCTGCGAAAGTCGCCAAGCAACGCATCGCGGTTGGCACCGGCCACCATAAACGCCCAGTCGTGCTCTTTGCTGTATATGTCTGCCCAATGATTGGTCGGCATATTCAGCTTGCGGCGGAAAAAAGCTATCTGCTGCTCAAACGGGACAGAGCCATAACTGACGTTGCTATTACTGCTGGCCATGTTGTTCCTGCACCTCGATACGACCTGCTAAATGGGCTGCGCTGTTGGCTTGTGCCATCGCTGCAGCGAAACCTTCCAGCGACAAGTCCGGATACAGTTCCAGCAACTGGTCCTGCAGCTGCTCTAACGACCCGGCTTTGTCGACCAGCGCTTTCACCTGGTTAATCCACTCTGCAAGTGCAGGCTCTGCGAGACTGCGTGCTGGCTCCAGCATTTGGCTGGGGGGCTGGAAACCAGTCGTGATGGCAGCGGCAAAGCTCGCCGGCTCTTTTGAGGCCGGGCCCGCAGGTGCCTGACCAAGTTGTGCCGGTACTGGCTCGGGCTGCTTTTCTTCAAAGCCATCGCCATAGGTCTGCTGGATGTACTGCAGGGTCGGTTTATAGCCAAGGGTAAGGATCTTGGTATCGCGCTCAGCACGACTACCCAAATCTTCCGGCGGCTCGATGTTACGAAAAACCCGTGGCAATTTGGCGCCAGGGAAATTCCATTCCACCAGCCACTTTACGATGCTGCGGTTGAATGACTCACAGACCAGGTCGCTATCCGCTTTGATGATGTCAAGCCTGACATCGCCCTGCAGGTCGTCATTACCAAGCCGGCCCGGTGTGCCCTGGGTGCTGGCTGTCTGGCCCAAGACAACCTTGGCTATCGCCGCATCCATCCGGTCGTATAACGATACATAGTCGGCGGTACCGGAACGGGCCGCTTCAATCAGTTCGATTTCCATACCGTCAGGGATTGCTATACCTGAATCCGTTGAAATGGCCGCCAGAGCCTGCAGCAGTTTGCTTTTCTCATCTGGGCCGGCGTTCGGGCCGTATTTACCCTTGGCCGTTGGCTGACCAAACTTCTCCAGGAACAGCAGCCAGTACTTCAAGCCGTTGCGTTTAAAGAATGCCGGCCAGTAAAGCCAGTGGCCAAGGCCGGTCCCGTATGGGTCATCGTCATGATCTGAGCCGGTATTAAAGGCCCAGAATTTACGGTCTGGCAGTAGCTCGCCCAGCGGTTGCTGGTGGGTTTTCATGCGTAGCCGGCCATGGCCGTCGAAGCCAAAGCGGCGGCGGTTACGCACCTTAATGTCAGCCAGTACCACATTGGCCCCGTCGCGCTCATAAATAGCCTCGCTGACTGCAAAGCCGTAATACACGCCAAACAGCATGCCATTGGTGACCCGGTCCCAGCCCACGTTGTTTAATTGTTCGCGGATAAAGTCGGCGGCCTTTTTGTCCTGGCGGCTGGTACCACCGGCATCCACTTGCCAGTTTTTACCAATGACTGCGAGCTGGCGCTGGCCGAAACAGGTTTTCACCTGGTCGTCGCGCAGCACCTCCGAATAAATCCGGTAGTCACCGCCACCGCGTAACTGCAGTACCGGGTCGCGAACCGGCTGCACAGCCAGCGGGTCGACGTAGCCAATGGTGATGTCGCGGCCATCGGCGGTGGTGGCGATTTCCTGCATGATGGGAGCGTTATTTGACATTAAAAACCTCGGAAGTCATTGCGGCCGGCGACGGTACCAAAGCCGGTTTCGGTGATAATGGCGCTGGTGTTCTCGCCCAGGGCGCTCAGAGTTGGCCGGCGGCCGGTTGATTGAAAGTCCAGATAAACGCCTGGTGTTGATGCTGCATGGACTGCAAGACCAAGTGCCCAGAAGTGGTCAGCGTGGCCGTCGACTGTGCGCTCAGCGGCAAAGCGAATGTTGCCTGCTGCAGTGACTTGTTTTGTCACCTGGCGCAGGTCAGCCCGGATTTTGGGGTCGTGTGGAATGCGCAGCAGGCGGTCTTCCATTTTGCCGCGAATTGGATAAGCCAATGCTTCCTTCACTTTGGGCGTAAAGGTGACAGCCTCAACCCGATGTTTGCCAAAAAAGTCCTGCGCATCATCCGCCCAGCCAATCCCCAAGCCGGTTGCGTCGATGCAAATCCGCTCGCAGCGCTGCAGCCATGGCCACATGATCGCTTCCTGTTCGGACTTGCGCATGTTTTGCAGCCGCTCAATGTGGCGGGTGTACAACACATCACCCAGCAGCTCTACTATCCACAACACGGTTAAGTCACTTTTGCGGCCGATGTCGATACCGGCAAAGAGCCGGCCACCTTCGATGGCTTGCCAGTTCGCGGTGGACGGATATTCGGCTGACGCAATGAGGTCGTATTCCAGAAACGCCACGTCATCGTCAGCAGGGTTGCACATAAACTCCTGCTGAAAGCTTTCCTCGTCAGCACAGCCAGCGCGGACGTAGTCAAAATATCTGGCTTCGTCCATGTCCTGGCGCTCGTCGTCAGCGGGTAACATCTGCTGCAGCTTAAACAAAAAGCCTTGGTCCAGAGCGTCCTGCAGGGTGACACGATGCAGGCTGATCCCTTTTGGGTTGCCGTGTTCGCGCACTTCACGAATGAGCTGATTAAAGAAATTGTGGCTACCGCGATGGGTAGAAATTAATTCAAGGCTGCCGCCCCAGGTAATGCCCGGATAAGCAATGGCCCATAACTGCCGGTTGTCTTTGTTCAGGGCAAATTCGTCCAGGATACGGCCACCGCGCTTACCCGCTTGTGCGTCCGGGTTAGAACTCATGCTGTGGATCCGGCGGCCACTGGCGAACTCCAACACATAAGCTGAGATTTTATTTTTGGCGTCAATGACGATTTCGCCCAAATCCCTAGCGGCCATATTCATGATGCCAGCCCACATCTTACAGTCTTCGATAAATAACTTGGCCTGCAAATCATCACGGCTGCTGACCCACTGGTCATGGCGGGCACCCTGGGCCGCAGTGCGTTCGTCTGCAGCATAGGCAGTTGACCAGGACAAACCGATTTGACGGGCTTTTTCCATACCTTTGAGGCGGCTGTTATCCATGATCCATTTGGACTGGTACGGTAGAAAAATCCCTTCAGGGTCTAATGGGATGCACTTGGCGTTGCCTTTGAATTTGCTCATGAGCGGATCCCCAGTGCTTCCCGGATAGCATTGCGGGTTTCTTCGGTAACGCCGCCTTTGGTTTCCATGGCTGCCAGTCGGGCCTTCTGCTCTTCCAGTAACTGCCTGCGGCCTTTTTCCTCTGCCTCTTCCTGGTACCGTTTTAGGGTGACGGATGACCGGGTCAGCGTGGCGATGTTTTTGGCGGCTTCAGCCAGCAAGCCAATGCGCTGTGCTGGCGTCATTTCTTCGTCGCTGGCTTCCTGCAGGTTCATGATGCTTTCAAACAGCTCAGACTGGATCATGGCGGTCAGAGCTTCTGACCGGGCATCTTCCTTGTCTTCGGTCTGTGCACGGATGATTTTGGCGGCTTCAGTACTGGCCCGGATAGCACTTAACCGGCGCTCCAGTTTTTGACCATAACGACCAACAGCGCTGCGGCTTGGCAGTTCTCCGGCCGCAGCTTCTTCCGGAAAGGCCCGCTGCAGGTCGGCGATCAGTTCATCCAGGGTCAGCCGGTTGTCAGCCAGCTTGCCCTGGATATAGGCGCGGATCACATCAGGCAATTTATCCAATGATGATTTGCGGGCCATGGCATCACCAATACTTAACTGGGCGGGCGATGCCAGGCGCACAGTCCACTGTGTACTCGGCAATGTCAGTGCCGTACCGGGTTAACTCTACCAGCCACTTGCCCGCGGGCTCTTTTTTGATAGCCAGCAGCTTGCGGTCGTCCAGATAATCCATTTCCTTACGCAGTTCCAGCGGGGTGGCGTCTGGGTATTCGGACTGGATCACCGAAAGTACCGGCCCTTCATAAATCGGATAGGGCCGAGCGTTGTTCAGAGTTAACAGGATCAGCCAGCGCATGTTTTCACGCCGCACCTTGGCCAAGTCGATTTGAGACATATCTACCTCCGATGTCTATTTCTGCGCCAGACTGCGCAACTGCAGGTTTTCAATC